CTACTTGCCCGGCTTCTGCGCCTGCTCGCACTCGACCTGGATCAGCTCGCGCTCGTCCAGCGTCGCGCCGATGCGTACCGCGCTGAGGCAGCCGCCCCAGACGCAGCCGGTGTCGGTGGACAGCAGGTCGGGCCGCGAGAGCCAGCCCAGCGTGGACCAGTGGCCGAATGCGACGGTGGCGTTGGCCGTCTTGCGCCCGGGCACGTCGAACCACGGCATGTAGCCCTCGGGCGCGGTGGCGGCGCTGTCTTTCGCCTCGAACTCCATCACGCCGTCCGCGGTGCAGAAGCGCATGCGCGTCAGCGCGTTGACGATGGCGCGCAGGCGGGCGCTTCCGGTGAGCGTGTCGCTCCATCGGGCCGGCTCGTTGCCGTACATCGACATCAGGAATTCGCCCAGCGCCGGGCCGCGCAGCACCGACTCGAGTTCGGAGGCCAGCACCAGCGTGTCGCCCACCGTCCATTGCGGCAGCACGCCCGCATGCACCATCAGCAGGTCGCCGGCGCCTATGCGCATGTGCAGCGCCATGTGCTGGTTGCGCAGCCAGTCGAGCAGCGCCTCGGCATCCGCGGCGGCGAGAAGCTCGCCCAGCGTGTCCTTGCGGCCGGCCTTGCGCGCGCCGTGCGCTACGCCCAGCAGGTGCAGGTCGTGGTTGCCCAGCAGGCTCAGTGCCGAGGCGCCGTAGCCATGCACGTGGCGCAGCACCGCGAGCGAATCGGGGCCCCGGTTCACCAGGTCGCCCAGCAGCACGAGGGTGTCGCGGCTGGGGGAGAAGTCGATCTTTCGCAGCAGCCGCTGGAAGGGGGCGTCGCAGCCCTGCACGTCGCCGATCAAGAAAAGTGCCACGCCGGACTCAGAGTCTTGAGTAGTGCTGCCATGGGGCTGTTGTCCTTTGCGTCTTCGGCGGCTTCTATCTCGGTGATCTCGCGATTCACCTTGTCGAAGTTGAGGCCGAGCACGGTGCAGAACACAAGCGTTTGAGGGCGGGTGGGGAGGCGCTTGCGGTGCTTCCAGTTGCTCACGCGCGAGGCGGGGATCCCTGCTGCTGCGAGCTGGCGCACTTGATCTGCTGTCAGCTTGTCGAGCGCTTCAAAAAACATGTTGACACCTATTTGCCGATTTGGTAAATTACCAATACGGATTGCCAAATTGGCAATACCAGTTGGTTAGCCAATTTTGCCACTAGGAGCCGCCATGCACCAGACCTCTCTTCTCGATTGCGTACCTCCCGCCGATAGCGGCTCGATTGGCAGCTTGGCGGCTCTGGTCGAGTCCGTGCGGGAGGTGCGCTCCGGCCGTCGCCCGATCCACGCTGACGCTGCCGCTCGCGTCCGTGCTCACCGCGCCGCAAAGGCCCGCATCGACTTCACGGACGATCCGAAGATCAAGGCGACCATCGCCGGCATTGCTGATGAACTGGGCTGCTCTGAAGCCGATGTGCTGCGGTCGTTCACTCGCTTTGCTCTGACTAATCGCAACTGGAAGCAAGTCGGGCTCTATGGTTCTAAGGGGCTGTCGTCGTGAGCGCGCGACTTTGGGATGAGCTGGCGCATGCGACGTTCGTGCAGGGCCTGCTGCTGGAGTTGTTCTTTCTGGCGGCTGATGGGTCGCCTGAAGAGGCTGTTTTGCTCAAGGCTGGCACTGCGCAGGACCTGCGGGTTTTGGCACTTGAGCAGGCCTATGAGGCGTGCCGATGACCGCCGCCGAAAAGCTCGGATGGAAGCGCCGCGCCCACGTGGCGATCAGCGCTCCTATCCCTGCGTCGATCCGTAACGGCGGGGTCGTGGCCTCCGCTCAATACCGTGATGACGCTGCTATCTGCGCAGCGTTCGCGCGTCGTGGCGTCCAGCCTGAGCGCGCACGTTGCGCCATCCTTCGCCTCGAAGGCGTTCAGGGGCGGCTGTGAGGCTCATTCCGAAGCATCAGCAGGCCGGCTATGTCACGCCGCAGGCGCGCCCTTGCTGCCGTAACTGCCAGTTCATGACTGGCGAGGAAAACGGCCTGAACCAAGTCACCTACTGGTCTTGCCGCAAGCACGGTTTTGAGGTTCGCACTGGCGGTATCTGCCCGGACCATCCTCGTGCCGCATCGATTCCCGGTGTTGCTGCGCCTGTTCGCGTGTCGCGGCGGGTTGGTTTGATGGCGGTGCCTGCGGACCAGTACCCAGCTTGGGGAGAAAGGAGCCAGGCTCCTGCGTCCCCAGACTGGGGAGATTCCAGTCAGGCGGAAGACTCCCCGGAATGGGTGAATGCTCAGATGGCGTTCATCAGGGATGAAGAGGCTACGGGCTCTCCTGTGCTGATGGCGCTCGCTGCTGAGCGTCGTCGCCAGCTCGGCATGGAGCCGCGTGCATGACCTCCATGACGGCCTACGCGGCCGCCCAGCTCGCCCTACGCGCCTGGGCCTTCGCCTCGCCCCCTTCCTTGCCGAGCGGCTGTTCCATGGCGTGCAGCCATGGCCCGCACATCGCTGCGGCGCAAAGCGACGTAGCCCGCCAACGGCGTGTGATCCACCTGGAGCGCGAGGGATCGTTAGTCGCGCAAGCGATTGAGACACCGTACCCGGTGGCTCAACCCGAAGGGCCAGAGCCCGGTCCGCAGGACGCGCCCGGCCTCGATGGCGCCTGCCTTTTGCAATGCCTGTATCTGGCAGACCGCTGCGATCGCAACTGCGCAGGCTGCGCTGTGACTGCGAGCGCGCGGCGGGAAGGGGCCCCGCTTGCGGGGAAGGGCACCGCGCAAGCGAGCGGGCGGCAGTGCGGCAAGCGCCCCGATGGTAATCACGGGGAGAGTAATTCGACCGAAGGGGAGACGCCATGACCAGAGTCGCGGCTAAGAACGCATTGGTGTTGGATGGCAACACCGTCAAGCTGCGACTGATGGCGGAACGCCAGTTCAGCAAAGCCCTCGTTCATATCGACTGGCTGCGCTTCACCGTTCAGCTGCGCAACGCACCCCCGTTTCTCACGGACAAGCGCGCAGAGACCACCAGCATCTGGGACGAAGGCTACCGGTTGAACAAGCTGTTGAGCATCATCAACGAACTGCCCGACCCGGAACGCGACGCATGCGGACAAGCCGCAGGCCTTGCGGACCGCGTCTGCATGGCCCTCGGCTTCGAGTTCACCCGCGCGGCAGACCTCGGCAAGGGTCACGACTTCTACAAGCGCCGTTGGTCGATCCAGCGCAATGGTGCGGAGGTCGGATGGGTCGGCTTCGGCGCATCGTCGGACAGCCCGCGTCAGCGCAGTCAGGCGGAAACCATCCACGTGAACCTGTACGGCCTCGCCTGCACGTTCGCCGAGCACGGATGGAATGACCGCATGGCAAAGATCGTCGATGACCTCGATGCCAAGATCACCCGTGCAGACCTCGCGCTGGATTTCTTCGAAGGCTTCCAAGGCGGCATCGAGCGCGTCAGCGAAGAGTACAAGGCCGGTCTTTGCGATGTTAACGGCCAGCGCCCGAAGATGCGCGATATCAACTGGCTCAAGGGCAGTTCGCGCTCTCTCTACCTCGGCTCCAAAGAAGCGGGCAAGGAGACCAACATCTACGAAAAGGGCGATCAGCTCTTTGGCGAAGAAGCCGGTAGCGACTGGCTGCGCTTCGAGCTGCGGTACGGCAACAAACTGCGCTACCTCGAAAGCGACATCCTGCGGCGTCCGTCCGACTTCTTCGCGGGTGCCAGCGAATGGCATGCAGCCATCCTGCGTGAAGCAGGCGAGATAGCCCTCCCCGAACGTGTCAGCACCACGCCGAAGGCCGCGCTGATGAGCGTTAAGGCCGAATGTGTGCGCAATGCACGTTGGGCCATGGAAACCGCCGCGCCCACCATCGCCACGCTCTTCCAGTATCTCGATGAAGACCAGTTCTTGGAACTGGTGACCGGCAAGAAGCTGCCGAAGCGGCTCCAGTCCTTCTCGAAGGCCGATCTGCAAGAGGCGTTCGGCGAAGCCTTCAATCAATTCGTAGTCCCGCGATCTGGCCCAGTCGCGATGGGACTTCATTAACTCGGGCTCGGAGCATCCATCATGAAATTTCCCACGCAAGTCATCGTCCACGCCGTCAAGGAATCGAAGGGCGAATACAACGGCAAGCCCTTCAGCAGCTGCACGTTCCACTGCGAAGTCGATCTGAAGGAAAACAACGCAGGCCGGTCCATCGGTCGCGTGACGCGGCCTTTCAAGCTCGGCGATGCATCCGAGTTCGACAAGTGGGCGCACCTGGGCGGCTCGTTGCCCATCACCGCTGACGCCGTATTCGAGCTGGAAGCCGCCAAGGAGGACGGTAGCAAGCTCGTGCTGCTCGAAATCAAGCCTGTCACACGTGCCGGCCAGAAAGCCGCCACGCCGGCCTAACTGCCATGCGGCTCATTGTCCAAAGCTTGGCAACGGGGCGCTTCCTGGCGCCCTCGCAGGACGACGGCCAGCCCGAATGGGTTCGTTCACTTGCACAAGCTGGCGGCGGTGTGGTCGATGACGCGGAGCGCGCGGTGCAGCTCCTCCATGACTACGCCGACGCGGACGACGAACCGGTGATTGTGGACCTCGATGTACTCGGGACTGTCGAGGATACCGACGAACACCAATCGCATTTCGTTGCCGGTAACGGCGAAAGGGATCACTGATGCAAGCGCTGTTCGGCTTCGCTGCAGGCCTCGCGGTCTGCGCACTGATCTGGATCGATGGCGAGCGCGCTGAGAGGCGTGTGCGTATCGAACGTGCACGCCGTCGTGTGCATGCAAACGTGCCGGTGATCAAGTGATCCGGTACTTCATCCGTCGAGTCGTTGGCGCGATTGCGTCGCGGCTCGTTGGCCTTCTGTTCAAACTTTGGAGGTGATGGTTATGCGTTGTATGTGCTACATGTGCACGTATGTCGGTGATGTTGAGGAGTTCCAGAGCCATAACGAGGATCTCGCTCCTGACCTTGCCGAGACCGGCGTGTGCCCTTTCTGTGATGCGTTTTTCGACGATATCTCGGACGTAGTTGTTGAAGAGTGATGCGCTACCTCGTCTGCATTGTCGATGCTGATCCTTGTCCGACGGACAGCATCGCTTCACTGCCCTTTCTTGAGACTGTGGATTTCACGGCGATGGGCATCACGCCTGAGGTGTTGTTCTACGTCTTCGGATGGGGCTTCGCTGCGGTCTTCTTGTTCTGGCTATTGGGCCTCGGTACTGCTATAGCGCTGGCAATGATTCGCAAGCTCTGATCAGCCGATAGTCCTGCGTGCAGGTTTATCGGATGTCGGCTTCTCGGCATCGTTCATCACTTCAACTGCAAAGGAAATCGAAATGAAGGTCTTTACCATGGCTCGCAAGTATGGCTCGAAGGCGCTGGCCGTCGCTGCGCTGGCAACGGCTTCGGTGGGTGCGTTGGCTCAAACGAGCGAAAACCCCATCGTCACGGTGCTCAACAGTGTGTCGCTGGCCGGCGTGGCTGCCGCTATCGCTGCGCTGGCGCTCGTGATCGTGGCCATCGCGCTGACGATGAAGGGCCCGGACGTGGCCAAGCGCATCATCCGCAAGGTCTGACGGCCATGCTCGCGGGCGCACTCCTGGCCCTTTTCTGGGCGATCATTCTCCTGATTGGGGCCATGGGTGCGCTCGCGTTCGTGGCTGGCTACAAGGCTGCGCCATGAACTGGATTGTTGGCGCATTGGTCGCGTTTGCCCTTGCGTGGGCCGGTGCTCAGGACGTTCATGCTGCGCAGGTCGGGAAGGGTTCTGGGCTGTCGATAGGCCGCACTGGTCCGAGTACTGCAAGGGGGACAGTGAAGCCATCGGGTAGTAGTGACTTTGACAATCTGCTCAAAGGGCCTGCGAATCTCAAGGATGGCAAATCGGATTTCGAGCGTCTGCTCGATCTTCCTTTCAAGCTGCCCGATATTCCGGCGGACAAGGCTTCTCTTAAGGGCGTGCTCACGCCAAAGAACATCGGCAAGGCTCTGCGCGGTGGTGTTCAAGGTTATGTTGCTGGCGAAGCTTTCAAGCGTCTTGCGGAGGCCGCGTGCGTTCGCCTGATGGGTGGCTCGATGCAGATGACCGATAGTGGGGCATGGGAAGAGTGTGTGCCCGGTGCTCCCCCGTCCCCGCAGTCTGACGGCTATAACTATTCTCCGCAAAATGCAGCTCCATGGTTCCCTACTCGGCAAGGTGCGTGTGATCGCGCTGTGACTCTTCAATCTACTTCTGCTGGGTATACGAACTACACGAATTGGAGTGGTGAGGTTTTTACATCCGGTGTTGATGTTGGCAACTGTCTCGTTAAGGCGAAGTCTCCGGGTGGTGATCCCTTTAGCACGGTGTGGCGCATCTACCGTCAAGCGTCTACTTGCGCTGCTGGCAAGTATGTTTGGTCGGACGGTACATGTCATGATCAGCCTCAGGTTACTGATGTGACTTGGCGTCCTATCACGACCAATCAGGCGCAGCAAAAGTTGGAAGAGGCTATCAAGCTTCCTGGTAACGCTAACGATGTCTGGGATGCTATCCGCGACTATGTGGACAAGGGTGGCAAGATCGATATTGATGAGCCACTGTCTGTGACCGGTCCTGCTCAGTCTCCGGCCAGTGTCACGTCTTCACAGACTAGTAGCGGTGGTCAGACATTGACTACCACGAATACTACGGTGATCAACTACAACTATGCAGGTGACACCATTACGGTCAATCAGATGACTAGTAGTGTCACGCGAAATCAGGCCGGTGATGTGGTAAGTAGTACTACGTCTAGTGGTCCACCGCCGCCTAGTGATGAGGCGCCGACAGATACGCCTCTTCCCCCAGTTCCGGACCTCTATACGCGCAAGTATCCGCAGGGCATGGAAGGCATCTACGACCAGTACAAGGATCAGCTGAAGGGCACTCCGGTCGGGCAACTGGCTAAGCAGCTGATGCCTAATATCGGTGATGGTGGTGTGTGTCCGTCGTGGCCACTCAATTTGAATCTAGCTGACTGGGCTCAGTATGGTACGCATGATGTTGCTCCGCCTTGCTGGATATGGGACGTGGCGAAAGCCATCTTGATTCTTTCTGCCTTGTTGCTTGCACGCGCGCTTATCTTCGGGGGCTAATGTGGCTGCTGCATTCACGATGCTGTTTGCCAAGATCGCTGCGGTCTTGGTCTGGATTGGCGAGTTATTCGTAAAGTGCTGGCTTGCCGTTTGGGATCTGGTACGCGATGCTGCGTGCTGGCCTTTTGAACAGGTGATGAAGATCGTGCTGAAGGCTGTTCAGGGAATAGATCTGTCTGGTATTCAGCCCTATGTGAATGCCGCTGGTGGTTTGCCTGCTGAGATCATCAACATTCTCGGATTGCTCGGTGCCGGTACGTGCATATCGATCATCGTTGCGGCGATTGGCATTCGTCTCGTGCTCCAGTTGATTCCTTTTACGAGGCTCGGATCATGATCAACGGCCTGGAAGGTATCCCCGGCTCGGGGAAGAGTTATGAGGCGTGCGTCTTTCAGGTGCTCGCTGCGCTGAAACTCGGGCGCAAGGTGATCACGAATCTTCCCCTTGAAATCGATGCCTATGCGGCTATTGATCCGGCTTACCGTGAGCTCATCGAGATGCGCTATGTTGCCGCGCCTATACGTGGGTCGTGGGACGCTGATCGTGTTGATCCTGCGACTGGCAAGGGAAGTGCGTTTGAGCTGTTTGATGATGGTCACGTAGAGGGTCCTGCCGAAGGCTCGCGCCCTTTTGGTACTGTGTGGTGCTATTGGTCTGATTGGAAGCATCCAAAGACCGGGCAGGGTCCTTTGTTTCTGGTCGATGAGTGCCATGTGCCGATGCCTAAGCTCGGTACGTCGAAGGCTGTTGTCGAGTGGTACAAGCTTCACCGCCATTTCAACTGTGATGTGCTTTTGGCCACGCAGCGATTCAGGGCCCTCTGCCCTGATATCGCTGAGATCATGGCTATGGTGATCAAGGTGCGTAAGGCTGACGTGCTTGGTCGACCCGATGAGTACATTCGCAAGGTCCATGCTGGATACCGTGGTGCTGTGATTCAGGAAAGCGTCCGGAAGTATGAGCCGCACTATTTCTCTCTCTATCGCAGTCACACTCAGGGTAATGCGGTGATCGAAGCTCCTGCGTCGGATGTTGCGCCGGTGTCGGTCAGAGTGAAGCGGTGGACCCGTACCGCTTGGGCGTTGGTGGCTGTGGCGATCGCGTTTAATGTGTGGTTCTTTTCGCAGGGCGCGAAGCCTAAGGACAATGCTCCGGGCTTCCAAAGCGCTGTTATCAAGCCTGATGGAAAGACTGATTTCGAGGCGATAAAGCGTATAACGGATGCGGATGCTGCTCGCAGGGGTGATGTGGCGAAAGCCGCCACTTCGGCCGATGAGGGGGCTTCTGCTCAGGCGTCTCCTGTTGACCCTGAGCCCTATGGTGGCAAGGGGTTGCATCTGACCGGGATGATGCGTCTCGGTGGGCGAACTGTTTACACGTTCGCTGTGTCCTCGACGGGGTCTGTAGTGACGGCGGTCACCAGCGAGGATCTCGTGGCTGTGGGCTATCGTTGGCAACCGCTGACGGATTGCGCTGGCTATCTCCGGTGGGGCACTGTCGCCAAAGCAATCACGTGCGACGCGCCGCAGCGTGGTATTGGTTCGCCTGAGCGGCCGTTGGTTATGCGGGATGGTTACGGCTCTGATGGCCGTGTTCCTGTTGGTGCTCGCGGTGGTCAGGCGCCTGCGGGCAGCGCATCAGAGGTGCTGATCGACGGCCCGGGTTATCGTGATCCGCTCTCACTGAAAGGCGGTCGAGGCTGAGGCCTGTTTGTAGCGCCGTGGTGCTGCGGTTGGGCCGCCGGTATCGGCATCGAAAGATCGCGATTCGTTTCCGGTTACCGCGTCATTCGCCAAATGATGGCTATTAGCGCTGCGATGCAGAGCCACACCAGTAGCTGAATGGTCCAGTGCCAGTTTTCGCCCCATAGCTTGGGTGCGCTGCCGGCGTTGATTCTACGGATCATGGCATCTGGGTCTTGGTGCCTTGTAGTTGGCTCTGCCTCCGTCGTCTCTCGGTCCAGTTGTTCGCGCTGTGCTCTGTCTTTCCAGTACCAATCGCGGTCTTGCACTCCCATGGGGTTTCTCCTTTCCGGTAGTCTACAAGTGCTTACAAAGGTTTCAAGAGGTCGGGAGGGGCTGTTGTGCTGATTGGGTACGCGAGGGTGTCCACGAATGAGCAGGAAACGAGACTTCAGAGGGATGCACTGCGTCGCGCGGGTGTGAGGCAAGTGTTTGCCGAGAAGACCAGCTCTGTAGGGGCTAGGCCTGAATTGCAGCGTGCGTTGGCCAGTATGAAGCGAGGTGACGTGCTGGTCGTCTGGAAGATGGATCGCTTGGCGCGAAGCTTGAAGGATTTGCTGTCGTTGCTCGAGCGTCTTGAGGGGATGGGGTGTTCGTTTCGGTCGCTGACTGAGCCGGTAGACACCTCGAGTGCGATTGGTGAGCTGGTGCTGCAGATACTGGGGTCGGTCGCCCAGTTCGAGAGACGGTTGATTCGCGAGCGCGCTATTGCGGGTCAGGTTGCGGCGTATCAGCGAGGTGTTCGCTGGGGAGGGCAGCCGCGAGTTCTGTCTGATGAGGATGCTGAGGAGCTCGTGCGCTGCAAGCGGTCGGGTTACTTCTCGAATGAGCAGCTTTCGGAGATGTTTGGCTGTTCTATTTCGACGGTGTATCGGACTTGGTGGCTCGCTGAAAACCCGTCAGCAGCGAAGCTGAGAACGCGAGGATTGCCGGTCCTTGGCGCTTACATGTCTCCAATAAAGTAAAGTGCCATTCCCCCATTCTCTCCCTCAGTTCATGGATGTCTTCCTCCTGGCCTTGCTGACCACGCTGAACGCGTTGTTCGCAATGTCCGAAATGGCCCTTTCCACCAGCCGGCGCGCACGTCTCGCGGCATTGGCCGAAACGGGAGACGCCGGCGCGGTGGCCGCGCTGAAGCTGATGGAATCGCCCACGCAGTTCCTCTCGACGGTGCAGATCGGCATCACCTCCATCGGCATGCTCAGCGGCATCGTGGGCGAGGCCGCCTTCGCCGAGCCGCTCGGCGTGTGGATGGAAGGGCTGGGCATGGGCCGCGGCACGGCCAGCATCGCGTCGACCGCGCTGGTGGTCACCTGCATCACCTTCTTCACCATCATCTTCGGCGAGCTGGTGCCCAAGCGCATCGGCCAGCTCTATCCCGAGCCGGTGGCGCGCTGGGTGTCGCGTCCGATGCGCGGGCTGGCCAAGGGCGCAAAGCCCTTCGTGTGGCTGCTGGCGGGCGCCACCGCCACCACGCTGAAGGTGCTGCGCATCGACGCCAACGCGGCGCGTTCGGTGACCGAGGAGGAAATCTCCGCCAGCCTCGAAGAGGGCGTGGACGCCGGCGTCATCGAGCAGCACGAGCACCAGATGGTGCGCAACGTGTTCCACCTCGACGACAGGCGCCTGTCGTCGCTGATGATCCCGCGCGCCGACATCGAATGGCTCGACGCCTCCTTCACCGTGCAGCAGGCGCTGCAGAAGGTGGCCGACGCGGGCGCGCTCAATCTGGTGCACTCCTGGTATCCGGTGTGCCGCAATTCGCTGGACGACGTGGTCGGTGTGATCAGCGTTGCGCACCTGCTGCGCCTGGGCCCCGCGCATACCGGCGTGCTGGGCCAGGAGGCGTCGCCCGCCGTGTTCGTGCCCGAAACCCTCACCGGCATGGAGCTGCTGGAGCAGTTCCGCGCCCGCGCCGGCCGGCTCGTGTTCGTGGTCGACGAATACGGCGTGGTGCAGGGCCTCATGACGCCGCGCGACCTGCTCGAAGCCATCACCGGCGAGCTGCAGCCCGGCATGCAGACCGACGCCTGGGCGCACCAGCGCGCCGACGGCCTCTGGGAGCTCGACGGCCTCATGCCCGTGTCGGAGCTGCGCGCGCGCCTGGGCATTCGCGAGCTGCCCGACGAGGAGCGCGGCCTCTACAACACCGTGGCCGGCCTGCTGATGGCCGTGTCGGGCCACCTGCCGGAGGTGGGCGAGCAGATCGACTGCGCCGGCTGGTGCTTCGAGATCGTCGCGCTCGAAGGCCGCCGCATCGACCGCGTGCTGGCCTCGCCCGATCCGGCCGCGCCGCCCAGGGAAGAGTAGGGCGCGGGCCATGCTGTCGCTGCAGGCTCTCAGCTGCCCCCAATGCTCCGCGCCATTGCCGCGCGCCGCCCGTTGGCGCACGGTGAACTGCAGCTACTGCGGTGCCACCGTGGTGCGCGGCCAGGAGATCGTCGAGCGCGAGAGCTTCCGTGCCGCATGGCGCCGGGCCAATGCCGACGTGCCCGGCGGCCGCGTTCTTGCGTGGCGCGGCGGTCGCTACCGCGTGCTCGCGCCGCTGGCCACCGGCGAGCACAGCGATGTACTGCTGGCCGAACGACTGGGCGCGCTGCCCGAGCGCGTCACCTTCAAGCTTGCACGCGAGAGTTCGGCAGACGGCGTGCTGCAGCGCGAATTCACCGTGCTGCAAACCCTGCAGGATCTTTCCGTGCCCGGCGCGGCCTACTTCACCCGCCGCCTGCCGCAGCCGCTGGCCATCGGCGTGGCCGAAGGGCTGGCGAGCGCAATGAGCGACGGCTCGCGGCAGGCGCTGGTGTTGCGCCACCCGACCGGCTTCTGGGGCAGCCTGCAAGACGTGCGGCAGGCCAACCCGCAAGGCATCGACCCGCGCCACGCCGTATGGATCTGGCGCCGCATGCTGGAAGTGCTGGCCTTCGTTCATGGCGCCGGCTGGACGCACCGCGAACTGTCGCCCTCGCATGCGCTCGTGCATCCGCGCGACCATGGCGTGCTGCTCATCGGCTGGTCGCGCGCGCAGCAGGCCACCGGGCCGGCGCACGACGCGGCCGTCACGCGCGACCTGATGCAATCGGCCTGGGCCGTGCGCGCCGTTCTGCACGGCGCAGCAGCCGGCGAGCCCGGCCTTGGTGCCCACACACCCGCGCCTCTCGCCGCCTTGCTGCGCGAATGCAGCGAGGACGCAGCCGCCTGCGGGCGCCTGGGCGCGCAGGGCATCGAGCAGGCGCTGTCGGCGGCTTCGCGCGAAGCTTTCGGTGCGCCGCGGTTCGTCCATTTCGATCCGGCGCTCGCACCGCACGCCGGCGCCTGACGCAAGGCATACGTACAACAGTCACAGAGGAGCAGAACCCATGGGCTACGGAAACTACTCGCACGCCGCCCACACGGCACTCATCGCCGACCGCGCCGCGAGACCGGGCGCGGAAGTCTTCACGCAGCGTTCCACGCATCCGCTGATGAACCCGCAAGGGCTCAAGGTGCGCGAATCGCGCGACAACGCCGACCATCCGAACTCGCTGGGCATCGCCTTCGCGCTGGACGTGACCGGCTCCATGGGCGACATCCCGCAGATCCTCGCGCGCCGCGAGCTGCCCACCTTCATGAAGCTGCTGACCGATTGCGGCGTGGCGGACCCGCAGCTCCTGTTCATGGCCATCGGCGACGCCAACTCCGACCATGCACCGCTGCAGGTCGGCCAGTTCGAATCGACCGCCGACCTCATGGACCAGTGGCTCACCTGGAGCTACCTGGAAGGCGGTGGCGGCGGCACCGGCGAGGAAAGCTATGAACTCGCCTTCTACGTGATGGCGCAGCACACCGACATGGACTGCTGGGTCAAGCGCAGGAAGCGCGGCTACCTGTTCGTGACGGGCGACGAGCTACCCTATCCGGCCGTCTCGCGCCACCAGATCGAGGGCCTCATCGGCGAGAAGCTCGACGAGGACATTCCCATCGAGGAAGTCATCGCCGCCGCGGCCGAGACCACGCATCTGTTCTTCCTTATCCCCGACGCGCAGCGCCGCCGCCGCTGCGAAGGCCGCTGGCGCGAGCTGCTGGGCGACCACGTCATCTGCATGGACTCGCCCGACGACGCCTGCGCCGTGGCCGCCGGCATCGTCGCCCTCACCGAGAAGGCCGTGCCCAGCCTCGAAGCGCTGGCCGGCGTTATGAGCGCCACCGGCATGGAGAAGGAACGCGTGGGCGGCGTGCTGCACGCACTCGACGCCTATGCCGCGCTGCTCGACCCGGGCGCGCCACGTCATGCGCCGCCCAGCGTGGCGGCAGCCGCGGGCGGTGCGCGCTCGTCGTGGTGGAAGCGGCTGTTCGGCTGACAGCCGTGTGACGGCGCACGCTCGCACGCACTACGTCTCGCTGCTGGGCCTCGGCTTCGGGGACTGCGGCAAGGGGCTCTTCACCGACCACCTCGGCGGCGCGCTGGACGCCCACACCGTGGTGCGCTTCAACGGCGGCGCACAGGCCGGGCACAACGTCGTGCTGGCCGACGGGCGGCACCACACCTTCTCGCAGTTCGGCGCCGGCAGCTTCCATGCGGGCGTGGGCACCGTGCTTGCGAGCCCGGTGGTCGTGCACCCCACGGCGCTGCGCGTGGAGGAAGCCGCGCTGCGCCGGGTCGGCGTGGAAGACGCCTTCGGGCGGCTGCTCGTCGACGCGCGCTGCCGCGTGACCACGCCGTTCCACCAGGCCGCAGGCCGCCTGCGCGAATTGGAACGGGGCGAGGCCGCGCACGGCAGCTGCGGCGTCGGCGTGGGCGAGACCGCGCGGCAGGCGCTGGCCTCGCCCGATGAAGCGCTGCGCTATGGCGATCTGCGCGATCCTGCACGTGCATTCGAAAAGATCGAAGCGCTGCGCACCGCGCTTCTGCACGAGTTCGCGGCCAGCCCGGCGCTGCGGCACGCCGATGCCGCGCAGGAAATCGCCATGCTGCGCGACGACACGCTTGCGCGGCGCTGGCTGGAAGCCGCCGCACCATGCGTGGCGCAATCGCCGCCCGCGAGCATCGACCGCATCGCCGAACGCCTCGCACGGCCCGGCACCGTGATCTTCGAGGGCGCCCAGGGCGTGCTGCTCGACGAATGGCACGGCTTCCATCCGCACACCACCTGGAGCACCATCTCGACCGCCGCCGTCGAAGCCGTGCTGCACGATGCCGGCATCGACGCCGCCGTCCAGCATCTGGGCGTGCTGCGCAGCTACCTCACGCGCCATGGCCCCGGCCCGCTGCCCACGCACGACCGCATGCTCGATGCGCGGCTGGCCGAACCGCACAACGCCGACGAAGGCTGGCAGGGCGCATTCCGCAGGGGGCACCCCGATGCGGTGCTGCTGCGCTATGCGCTCGATGTGGTGGGAACGCTCGACGGGCTGGCGGTGAGTCACCTGGATGCCATCGAGAGGGCAGGTTTGCGATGGTGCGCGGGCTATCGCACGGACGATGCGGGGCGGATCGCTTCGCTGCCCCTGGGCGGCGTGCGGGACCTCGATCACCAGCAGGCGCTGACGCAGTTGCTGCAAGGCGCCGAGCCGATCTACGAGCCGCATTTCATCGCCACGCCGCATGCGTGGGTGGAGCACGCAGAGGCGCTGAGCGGCCTGCCGGTTCGTTTCGGCTCTTTCGGGCCGACGCGGGAGAGCGTGCGAGGGCGCAAGCATCTGCCCTGA